TCATCCGTTTAACTCCGTGGTTAATGGGTGCAACTATTTTCTGTTGGGCAGTGCATGAGACGCTATTTGACCTGGCTGGTCAGTGGATGAAACAACAGATAAAGAAAAGGCGGGCAACTCGCCTGCCTGTCCTGATTTGTACACACTCATTTTCCGACTGACAATTTACATAGCCAAAACGCTATCAAATCTGACAGTCTGCTTTGAGCGAAAAGTGGACATTAGAGTTACAAAAGCAAGTTTAAATCATCCAAAATATTACAATGTCCTTATCTATCTGATATCGTTATGATAAAAAGCTCCTGAATATAATCGATAGTAGGTGGTTATTTCCATGAAATCAATTTTAGAGGTTTTTACTCAAGGAAATACTAAAGAAAAACTGGCTGTTATCGCCGATCTCACAACCATTGCGGGAATATCGATTGCAACTATTATTGCTGGTTTGTTAACCCTAGTTGCAAAAACAGATAAACTAGATGTTGGAAATCTGTTTGGAGTTGTCATAATATCTCTGCTCGGATTGGCTGGTGTTTGCTGTTTTGTGGCCTTATTTATTTGGGTTATAACCCAAATGTCTAAACCATGGGGAACACCTCGGGGGGTTCAGCCCTTAGTTAAGTGTGCTATTTCCCTTATCTTTATCTGTATGTTTTTGCTGGCTGTCTTTACATTTTATGATTTTATTTCCTCGATGAGCATACGCTATTGAATATAAAATCAGCCCCATAAATTAAAAGAGACCTTCTATAAGGTCTCTTTTAATTGAATTACTATCCTATTAATCCAGAGAATCTTTATCATCACAAAACAACAAACATTGGAGATAATTAATAAACCAATCATCCTCAAAATCATCTTTATCTTTTACAAAGCGAGTATCAGCATTAATTCTAACATCAAGTCTAGAATGAAGCATTTTATGTATCTTCATGCAGCTTGCGCGCTTTATCTCGTTTTTTGTAGGTGGTGTACTATCTCTAAATGACTATTTATATGGTGTAAGACTACTGACTTTAGAGGGCTATGATCTACATAGTTCATCTAACCATTATTCTCCAAATAAACTATACAACATCCGCTTCTGGCACAGAGCGGACTGTCAGATTAGGCTTTACTCTGTGCCATAGATATGTAAGCTAATACAACTTATTGCGGCATTTCCGGCCATTCAGGATTTGCAGGATCCACACGACTGACCAGAACGCTGTAGCGTTCCCATGATTCCAGTCGGCTACGCTCCTCATCTGTTGCCATGTTCAGTCTGACCGCGCGCTCCAGCGGCAAAATCACGGATTCAGCATCTGCAAGAAGTCTGGCTTTCCGGTTTTGTGCCTGCTGCTGCAATTCCTCTGCCGTATAAATGCGTTTAATCACTTTGCCGTCCTTAAACATCCAGCCCCCTGAAATGTCCGCCCGTCGGTTAGCAGTAATATCCGCCACTTCAACAACACTTAATCCATCCGGTCTGATAGCTGTCACATCCTTTTCCACATAGCGGATAATATTATCTTTGTCGTACGCTATTTTTATCGTGTCATCAGCAAAATACTTTTGTTCTTCGTACCAGTTCTTACCATCTTCTGAAAAAAACCAGACAACATCAAAACCCTTTGTCAATTGATATTGTTCAACCGTTTTTGGATTACCCGCCGTAATATTTTTTAAATGCTGCATAAATTATACCTGCGCCACGTTATACCATGTCCCGTTAATGTATTTCTGAACCGGTCTGTAATATACACCACCAATGTTATCGGCAGAGTTTGAGCCGGTATCCTGAACAATAATGCCGGAATATACACACCCGGACGGTGCCTGATGTGTCCATGTCATGCCATTGTTAGCAGGTTTGTATGTGGCAGCACCACCAAGCCGGATATCCCGGACATAGCGGGAATCAAAGTTACCGTAATCCGAGGGATTAACACGCCCCGTAATATTTATGGTTTTATTACTTTGAATACTTCCCGAGACAAAGCGCATAACATGGACGCTATTAGCATAAACATCCAGATTACCATCACCATTTTGTTTAAAGCCCGTGTCATTATCACCCAAAACAATCGAATTACCGCCAAGAGCACTGGATGTTCCTATACCCAGAGCACCATTCAATTGACCACCAGATAACGGCAGTGCACCGACATCTCCCGCTGTAGGTTTTCGCGTTGTGGTATAAAACTCAGACCAGTCAGCCTCGAATCCGTAACCGTCACGAGCAGAACGATAAAAAATACCGCCGTTCTTATAATTAACGCGGAACTGGGCGGCGGGACAACTTCCTTCACCGATATTAAAATGAAGAATTAACGTTGATGCCCCACCAGTAGTTGCGTTATAGGCTCCGCTACTCCAGCTCCACCCAACGGCTTTATCATTCGCAACGGTGTCTCCTGTTTTTCCTGAAGCAAATGCACCAATATTTTTCGGCGTCAGGTTAATATCTGATGTTCCATCAAACGAAACGTTATTAATTTTACGGGCTGTTTTCAGCTTTGTTGCTGTCGCCGCATTGCCGGACAGTTCACCAGAAAGGCCAGCACTGAATGTCTGTTTCGCGCCCCATGTCTGGGCTTCGTCAATGATTGGTACTCGTCTTGCTGTGATCGTGCGGCTTCCCGGATTTCCTGAAATACGCACCATAAAAAATCGGTAGTTCGCTTTACTTACAGTGCTGCGCCATACATGCATTGAGCGCCCCGTACCGGAATCATCACTCGGACCAACTGCGATGTTTATCAGGTTGCCATCAATGACGCCCCAGTCCATACCGTCGGGAATATTGGTCATATTATCCAGCCTAACGGTTATCAGACTGCCCGGCACAAAATCGTAGGTCTGCCAGTCCAGGTTGGTGAGCTTTGCCACAGCACCGCCGATACCCAGATTCAGGGGAAGTGAATACGAGGTGTAGACTTCCCGCCATTCGCTCCATGAGCTGCCGGTAAAGACGCGCTCAAAGGTGCGGCCTTTAAGGGTTGTACCTGTTCCGGCAGTTGTATAACGCTGCCATACATTAACACCATCAAACCGCCTCAACACTTCCAGAATGCCGAGTACAGTCACGCCGTTTCCGTCCAGTACTGGACCGTTGGTCGCTTTACCTGTAACGCTGTAAATACCTGGTGAGGTTACATCATTCAAATCACCTTCGTAATAACGACTCTCTGACTGATGACCGACTCTTAACCACGGTTCCCACTGCGGATTTGATGCATCCCAGCTTGCCGCAAGGCAGCGGACATACATATTTCCACGGCGAGTGGTATAACGTTGCGTTCTTCCATAATTCCCGCCTTCGAGGATCTCAAGCGTCCCCTGAGCAAAGCCACCTTCCTCTGGATAATTGAGTTCATATGAAGCTATAGCCGAGCTACTGTTACGCCATAAACCAAGATGTTCGGCGGATCCAAGCGTATTCAGGTCTATAGTCGTACTCAAAGGGCGGGTAGCTGATTGAGTGTGACGCCATACGCCCCACGGACCATCAGTGCCATTCCACTTATTGGCGAGTTTACGCATGTATACATTGCCGTCTCTTGTGGTAAAGCGTTGCGTACCTGCAAAATTGCCGGCAGCAAAAACCTCAAGCACACCGACAGCATTATCTTCCGGGAAGTTTTTCTCCAGTGTTGCGTTAGTTGAGGTAGCTTTAGACCAGATCCCTAGATAAGCCTTAACGGGACCAAATGTATTCAGGTCAGCATCAAGCGGCATTTCGCCATTGTTTTTCATAAACGTCAGGCTGGTAACGCCAACATTGTCCAGAAAAGCGCCCTTATCTGGAATATCGCCACCGTTCTGGTCTTTCTGCATACGTTTTTCAGCATTGTCATAGGCTGCTTTTACTGCCTTTGGCGTTGCTGCCAGCTTTTCACTGGTGCTGTTTGTTGCACTGCTTAACTGAGTAAAACCTTTTTCTGTCAGCGTGGCGTCAGGATGGCGACGGGACTGCTCATGCTCTGCGATTTTGTCATCGACGTAATCCTGCGTCGCCATCACTGTGCTGGCATCAATACTCAGTTCAACGGACGCCACGTTACTGACAATAATGACCATGCGGCAGGTCTGCGCACGTCCGGAGCCTTCAGCCAGTTCAGGCTTATAACTTTCTGCCATGTTAGCGACCGCAATCAGTGTTCCGGCATCGTCATACAGACCAAGTTCACGCATCCAGAAGCCGCCCACTTCTGGCGGTACAACCAGTTCAGCCACGATATAGTTTTTATTCTTATTATCCACGCTGACTTTATTCAGAGCGTGACGCCAGACCTCATGCACCAGTTTCGTCTGACCGGCATCCGGCACCGGCAATTTGCCATTACCGTCACCCACGGCCATTGCAGACAAGTTTACTTTTTTCCCGCCGGGGACAGTGGCGGCAGCCAGCTTTGCGGCTCCGGCAGTAGTGATAACGGTTTTAAATTTCGTGCTCATTGTTTCTCACTTATCCGGGATAAACAGTAATAACATCACCATCACAGACCACACCGCCTGTATACAGATAGCCGGGAATGTCCTGGATAATGTTCAGACCGATAAGGTGGCGACTTGCGGGTTTGGCATCGGCAATCAGCCGTTCCATTTCCAGATACATTTCCTCTGTGATACCGCTTTCCAGCACGCCGATATCAAGGCGAAAGGTTCCGGCCGGGTCGTTTGTCTCCCACCATTCCTTTACATTAATGAGATAGCCGAGCGGCTCCACCACACGCCGGATTGCACCTATAGTGCCTTTATGACAGTGGATGAAATAGGCATCGCGGATAACGGCGCGTTTTGTCGCTTCCGGCCACTTTTCATCCCACCTGTCGACCGAAAACGCCCACGCCAGCCACGGCAGCAGATTTGCCGGACAGGTATCCGGGTTCCACAGCTCACGAATACTGACCGGCGTTTTTTCAATTTCCGCACAGGCTTTTGCGGCAGCAACTTCAAGCGGTGATGAGCCGGTCGGCAGCAGGCGCGAATCACTCATCCGAGCCTCCGGTCACGACGCGGTATTCGGTACAGAAAGACGCCTGCGTACTGTCAAGCACGATGTCAGCCAGCGGTGCAGCCAGTTCGACACGCTGCACGCCTTCCACATGCAAAGCGGCATAAATGGCAGACAGACGGATATCGCGCCCCAGCCGGTGCTGTGCCGTGATGTACGCTTCCAGTTTTTTCACGGCGGCAGCGCGGATGGGTTCGCTTTCGGGACCAGGGTAAAGGTAAAGCGTGGCGTTTATCTGGTATTCAACAATGGCGGCAGACTGCACGGTCACACGGTCTGCCACCGGTCTGACGTCCTCGCCATTCAGGGCGTTACGCACCACGGCCAGCAGGTCTTCGGATGCGACACCGTTATTTTCACGTGACAGCACAGAGATGGTGACACAGGCCGGAGACGGACTGGTGACAGAGATATCCGCGACACGCCCGTCGGCACTGCGACCATGATACTGATAGGCTCCCACCGACCCGGCGACGCTTAAGCCTTCAAACGCCTGCTGAATACGCAGACGATAATCGGTGTCAGACTCCATCACTGCCGGTGTCGGCGGGATAGTCGAATCATCTGCCGGGGTGATAATCAGGCGCGAGGTGTTGTAATTAGCACCAATCACATCAAGGTCATTACCGGCAGCACAGGCCAGCATCACCGCCCGTGCGGCC